CAAGGCTCATTCAAGTCAAAGAAATTTAACTTTAACTTTAAAAACTGTGGCATATTGCCACATTAGTTTTAGACGCATTCTACGTCCAATTTGCTGCCGTGTAATATTTTGGTGAACACAAAAACAACACAAGATCATAATCATCTGCTGCTGCTACATAGCTTTCAACCAGAACATTAGCAACATTATTTGTCAACATTTCAATTTGACCACCCAACTGTTTCGAACCATCATCAAAACTCAATGTTTGAGGTAATAAATTCTCAGTCGTTGTAGATCGAAATTTGAAAGGCGAATAAAAAGGAATTTCAACTGGTAGCACTGGCGCCACATCAAGATCAGTGCCTTGAAATCCCTCAATTAGTGCAGAATTATCTGCTCCATCAGGTAGTAACAAACCACCAACAGAAGTGACCATGCTAGTAACATTAACCACAGGATACTCAACGGCTGCATTTCCGTAAACACTTGTCTGACCTCTACGAAATCTTACCGAATCCCATGCCGTCTCAGCATTACCGTCATTCGATGATAGATTAAACTTCCATCTTATACCCCCCCGTTGACCATAAAACGCATGATAAATAAAGTTCATATTAGAAGTGTTGACCATCCAACCCTCAAAGAGAGCTGTGTCTGCACCACCATATGTCATAGCGTTGAAGTCCGCACCAAGAGCAATACCACCAACATATTGATAGAATTGACTTAATGGATGAGGTGGATAATTTATGTGGAATTTCTGAATCCCGGAAAACCCAGGGTCATGTCTATATGTGGAGTAATGGTTATATCTTTTGATCAAAGCTCTAAATGATACAATCTTCTCTCCATAGTACATAGATGGGATATCCATAGTTGCAGCCATATCTGGTGGAGAACCAATATATGTAACGGCCACAATATTTTCAAAACCAGTATTCAAATCATACGGACAGACTTGGTCACAAAAGAGATCGACCATAATCGCTCCCGAACATAGTCTTGGCTTAATATGTCCACTTTGGCTCGTTGGCATTAAATTTACGAGAGCTGTCTTAGAAGGACAAGCCACTTGGAAATCTGGTCCCGCACGAACAAAGATACAAATATCAACGTTTTGTGGATCTGGACCACGAATAGGGTTAGCTACTGTCAATCTCAACGAGCCATTCATACCTCCAAAGTTGTAAATGAGACCACCTGTAGTCATAAAAGACTGACCAGGGGATCGTAAAACATCTTTGAACTGCTCCTTTTGGGAATATGGCACATTGATAATGGTAGCTGTGTAACCATTCTCATTTGGCTGACAATCCATTAGAACATTGAATTGTTCATTTGATGGATAAGCAGTATGATTAACTCCGGTTGGATCATATGTAGCAAGTACACGCAAAGTTTGATTACGAGCATGCACTGCAACGAATAGATATTCTATAGATCCAGTCCATTTGTCAAATGGCCATGCAACCAAACCGATGTTCGATAACTCAAAAGGATCTCCTGCTAGTATAGTCTCCCGAGTACTCACAGCAGGCGTCACCCCAATATCAATCAATTTGGTACCTCCGACATCACCTGGTTGTACAGTGACATTTTGCACATAATACCATCTTCGACCAATACTATTAAAGGACAGTTGATCAGCAGAAATTGGGCTAACTGAAGTTCCATCCGAAGTGATACCCTGTTTCGGATCCAAAGCGAGAGACAGAGTTTCATCTTGTTGGTAAACACTCGCCATGTTTCCAAATGGTCTACGCACATAAGTGCTAGGTGTGTCAGTAGTTTTGGGTCTAGAATAACCAAAGAATGACGCAACATTAGTTGTAAAGTTGAGACCTTTTTCAGCTAACTGTGCATAATCACCAATAATTGGTATGTCTGTGAGGTAACCCATTGCAGACGCAGCCGCTGAGGTCATAGAAGAAACTGGTCCATCAGATTGCAATTCAACCGACATAACCGAGTCGTATACTTGATTAAAGGCTGTCTTACCACTTGAAACAGATTCTCTACTCTTACCCTTCTTTTTATTGATTTTACCTGAAGCTGGAACTGGATAAATAAGTTCTACAGTTTCCGGTTTTAACCAAATATAAATCTGGATTTGAACTGAATCAGTTCCACCATTTGACATACGTAGAGGAGTATAAGATTGTAGAATCAAACGATTACGTGGAGTCACAGTGTCTGTACCAGCTTGTGTTTCTTCAATGTCAATATAATTGATTGGAGAAACAAATGGTATTTCAAACTCATTGATAAAGTTTGAACTGAAATCAAACCCGATCAACCGACCTGGTAGAGTAGATGCCCTATTAATATCGGTTGGATTAAGACGTCCGAATCCTCCATGTCTAGGCATCCAAGCAACCTTACCAATACCATAGTGGAAAGGTGAACCATTGGTCATAATTCTAACCATCATGCTACCTCTAACCAAAGCAAAATTCCGCACCTTGGCAGCTACTGCAGCATCGTTTAAAAATAGAGGCCACAGATCCACACGTTGAGCTAGTACTGCCCCGACATTCAGCGTTAACTCTAAAACTCGCAAAGGCCGAGAAAGAAAATCTGCTAGACCCGTTTTGGGTGGTTGCGGGTACGGGTGCAGATTCATTGATAAAACCTCCTCTTGTTCCTCAATAGCTTCTGTTTCAAGATGACCTTTTTCATCCTTGAAAGTGGTTGTTGCTTCCTTGTGATCAGTCACATCCAACGGGATATCAGTTTTAATGTCAGGGGAACCTGAACACAAAACTGGTTTAATCAGTGGGACATAGCCGTCATGAAAGAGATTTTGAAGTTTCTCATCATCAAGATGATCCACATTGAACAAATTGCCACTGGGCATAATGCCATATTTAGCATAATCATGGGCTTCTTGTGAAGACATAAGTTCCAAACTTTTTGCCATTTCAGGTGTACAAGCACCAATGTCAACTACATGTTGAACCAATTTTGGCCATAAATATAATAATCTGTGACCTGGTTGTGTACATTGATATCTTGCTAACTCCAATCTCTGGCTACGCATGCATTCAATTATGTGTTCATGATCTGTCAATGATGTTGCAGGTGATCTCCAGGCTAGGGATCTAATGATAGAATCTTCCTTAAGCACACCTGTATATATACCATCAACACTCACAAAGTAACGACCAAGAAAAGTAGCTTCATCAATGGAAACAAAATCTGGAAAAATTACAGATTTGTTAGCATCAGTATATTTTATACCCACTGACGACATCACACGGGAAAAAGAATTTTGATTGAACCCAGGCACCTTACTTGAAACAAGACTGTCATCTCCGTAGACTAGGATCTTAAGAGCCTCATTAAAAGGTGGCCAATCTTTCTGTTTCAGAGCATTATAACCATACATAATATTAAAAATATTGTTAAGGTTATTATCCCAGGTTGTACAAAAATTTCCAGAGGTGTTAAAACCTGAAGTTTTAATAATATCACCTTTGATGGAAATTGTTGGGTACGCAAGATCATGGGCATGACAATCATAAACAGATTTACTAAACAAAGGCTTAGTTGTTTTGGCCAACATAACCCTATACTTAATATCATTGTTATCCAAACTTCTTTGAGCAGATTGTGTTCCATCAAAATCGCTATAGTCACCTGCCAAAAGATTTGGTGAGTGCTCAATTAGAGATTTCCCGAGAAGATCCCACTCTGTAGCATGATTAGCACCATATGCATGATGTGCCCTAACACCTCTGATTTTCTTATAGACTGAAAGAAGCTTTCCATACAACATACGCTGCACTATAATAAATGGAGCTGTTGCTGCAGTGAACATGCGTATCTTGCCTTTAAGAAGTTTATGGAGTGATCGGACTTCATCTTTGAATGTACCAGTGAAAACAGGATTATGACATCTACCTGCTTCATAATTGTCAAGAATCTCTTTAACTGCGGCTTCCAGTTCAAGTGTTGGCTCCCAACGTCCATTTTTAAATTTGAACCATCTGGATTTAGCTCCATAATGAGGAAAGCCAAAAGAAGTCGACATATCCAAAGGAGGCAATTCACCCCAACCATTTATTGCTTCTAAAATAGTTAAGGGGGAATAATCACCCTCGGGAATAAGATCAAGAAAATCTTCATAAAATTGAAGCCTAGTTAAGTGATAAAGGTCTGGGTTGTATTCGGGGCGTGGACCTAGAATTTTATTCACACTATTTCTTATAGGGGAACGGTGGTTTTCATACACCTTCTTATCGTCCTTAATGTAATAAGGAGTGGTGAAGGTTGGCGGACCCCACTCGTCCACATTAAGACCTTCCTCTCTAAGGAAATCCTGCACAGCACTAGGACGACACTTCGATTCCAAAGAAGGGTTATATTTCGGCAATTTACCAATAGGCAAATAGTCAGCTTCGACATATGACGCAGTAGCATGCACAAAATCGTACGGCTGGAGTTTCGGTCTCTTGATGAGTCTATTTTTGAACTTACCCATGGCTGGGAAAGCTTTATTGCCCCAGGAATAATGTTCTAAAACACTGTCAATGTCCGAACGACCTATAGCAGTGTACATGGCATAATATTCACCATATTCATCACCGGCATTTAAAATACCAGCAATGGCTTGACCTGGTCCATTCATGTTAGGAGCAATTAAAAGAGAACCACAAGTTCCACCTTTAGCCCCTCTAGAATGAAATTTTCGTACAGGGACTCGGAATCCACATGTCATTGCTGTGTCACTTCCAAGTTCAACTGGACCCTCAGCACTGGCAGACATAAGTGGAACTTCTGTCTCCTCGACATCATCACCCATCCACCGACGTAGTGTTCCCTTGATATGTGTGACATTATGTGGATTACCTTCTACCCAATGATCAATCACACCCGTGTTTGTAGGCACATTGTTATTACAGAAGATACTCCAATCACGCTCATCATCCTTGTGTAACGCAGTAGGATATTTATGGACGGTCATTTTAGTTTTCTCGCCCATATTAGCCACTGTTTTCCAAGGAATAATTGCGTAACCACTGTGTGCATTATTCCAAAAGTGTTTGACTGTGATAAAAATATTACCACGCAAGCAAATGGCTGTAACCGTTCTGTTCCAATTAAAACCTGATCCATCACAACTAACTAGAACATAAGTATTATTTAATATCTTTTGTTTCAATGCTTCATAAGAAGTAGTCTTCTGCACCTGGGTATATGGAACACGCACTTGTTGCCATGTTTGTTGTTCCACTTCAATGCTTGCCTCTTGTTGAGATGCAAATTGTTTATACAACAGCATAGCTAAAGAACCACTGCAAGCGACTGCTGCGGCCAGCGGTGCTTTTTCCTTGAGTATTTCAATAGCAAATACACCACTGTCGTTATCCTTCTCCTCACTAGTGATAATTTCAGCTTCAATCGTATGAAAAGGTTTATCCATGTCTAGACAATGTACACGCGGGTCTTTACAAAATTGCTGTGGTAGCTTGCACTCCAAACAAAATTTCTTGACATAACTATTCGCTAAATGCTTTGTTTGTTGTGAATGGTGTGCGGTGAACTTATCGGTTAAAATATCTAAGATTTCCACGATATTAAAAGTGTCTTTATCTCCGATCATAATCTTTTGATAACAACCTCTACGAGGTGTCTCGGGTACTACATCATCCATATCACCACCAGTAATATTAGCAACCCAAATATGGAAAAAGAAAGCATCAGATTCGTTACCACGTACTCGATTGGAGTCGAGTTCACCGTTCGTCAACTGATACTCCTTTTTGACTCGAACTTCAATTGCTAAAAATCGCCTCTGAATAGCCTCTAAGGTATTGAAGACACCTTGACCAATACATGGATCATTGGCGGTTGCTATAATCAGTTCTGAGAGAACTGGTACAGCAGCCTTGGCACCAACCTCTGCTTGTACAGACATCATCGGCTGATTTTGGAACAAATCAAGAACATAAGGTAACTTCTCATCCAATTTAACTTTTGGGTTAAGAGCCCCCAAATCATCAAGTTTAATTGCCCACTGAGCCGTTCTAAAACCAGACATGTATTTATCCAATGATGGAAAAGTGTACATGAAGTTTGGGTCAGTTGGTAAATCAAAAAGATTACCATAATGAAACATAATTTCATTTGCCAACCATGATTTACCTGTACTTGGCAGACCCCACAATAAAACGCCATATGGAAATCTTCGCATTTTAGATGATAGATGATATCTATCAACCTCAGCCTTAAATTCCACAAGTTGTGTTATCATGCGGGAAATTGATGTTTGCGATCCAGATTTTTGATCAAGAACTGATATGTTTTTACCAAATTCTAACAATTCCTCAACCTTTGTTAAAGCTCTAATTGAGAAATCTGTAGGGACATTGGTAGATGACACCTTCATTGCAAACGGCATAAATTCAAGCTGTAATTTTTGGCATTCGTTATACCACTTTTGAATAGTGTCACCTTCCTTACCAAGTAAGAGATAAGCACCTTTCTCTTTGATGAAAGCCAGGACATCTGAAACTGCATCAATAATATTATTGTAATTCCGAGATTGTCTTGACCAGTTTGAAAGGACTTTCAGTGCGCTTGATGGGTCTTTTGCAAGTAAAGGTACTGCAACCAAAAGACCAACAAGCTTACCAAAAATCCCATCAGCATCACACATTCTAGATCTAAGAAAATTCATAGATTTACCAACAACAAACTGTTTAATAGAAGAAGTTGAAAAATCCAAAATTTTCACAAAATTGATAACCGCTCCAGATCGCACTACAAGTGATGCAGAGTTCATGAGTGTATGTACACATATGAACAAACTTTCAAAGAGTGAAATAATACGTTGTTGAACAGGTGTTAAATCAAGACCAAAGTTCAATGCAACGACAGTAGGGGAAGCGGTTACTATAGTTTCACCTTTTGTTAACCGGTTGTATGCTTTATTAAGAAGAAAACTGCCACTTGCTAATGAAAGACCATTAGCAATAGTTAAAACAGAAGAACCAAAATAAAACAAACTGGCCAGCGGAGTGTAAAACAAAAGACCTCCTAAAATCATTATGTGATCAAGTCGGGATTTTCCTTTTAACAGGTAATCTGTAATGACCAATAAAGGACCATAGAAGGAATTTTGTAACACATTAAAAAGTGTTAATTGAGGAATAGTAACTGATAGTGACATACGAACGTGCATAATGAAAGAAAGATAAAGATTCCAGTACCAACTAAATTTGTTAAACAAATCGTCTAGAAAGGCAAGGAATGACATATTATCTTCCTCTTCTAAATACACTTCATTATCATAGAACTCAATATCAGGATGATTGCGAGACAAATATTCAGTAAACTCATCATGAAGAGGTGGCTCTAAATGAAGAACATTATCATCACCATCTTCTTCTGATGATAGGTGGATATCACCACTGCACAACTTAGGTGCTAAGTGACTAACATAAACCATCTCATCACTATGTGGTGCAGTGTATGCACCAAACATAGATGAAAATTCATCACGCATTCTTTCTAACTCAGCATCGTAAAATTCTTCGTCAGAAAAAATAGACTCTATTTCGTCATCTATAGAGTAGACACTGTCTTTATGACAGTTTTCAGGGAATGTAAGAGATACCAAATCTACATATTCAATTTTCGATTCGGTATTACACGTAGGAATTGGTGGAGCAATTACACTACGTGTCTTCGGACAATCCAATTCAGGATCCCGGGGAAAAGAACACCTTCGGAGACTAGCTCGACGAAGGGTTCGCTGTGGCTTTGGATGTTGACCTGCATCCTCAGACCATGGCGCATCAGGGTTAAAACGTAAATTATACATTGGACTTTTAAACAAAAACAGTAAATTAGGGTTTTAACGTTGATGCAGCATCGCACACAATTTAAAATTTTTAAGTCGTCCTAAAACCTCTCCAGCAAACCTACGGCAGGTCGCGGTGCTACCTAACAGATAGCAATCTCGTCCGTTACAACGGCCAGGTGGTCTGTGTAAACACAGATGCCCAGCAGCGGTTTGCGTTCATCTTCTTGTTTATGGAGATGAGTATAGCAAGGAGGTGAAAATGTAAGAGTTTTCCTTGCAATCCAACCGATAATTAAGTTGTATAAAATCCTTCAGAGGAATTCGGCTTCCGGGCCGTCCTCGTCATAAGGTACAACTCAATTCACACAGGTAGTTCCTGTGGTTCGCCTCACCGGGTTACACCGCCGCCACTAGTGGTCTACTAATGACATACGTGGGTTGGAGGCACATGCTTAGAGTTAGTAATATTCTTACTTTAAAATTCTAAATTGATTCGCGAGTTGCTCAGCGTTACACGTGTTTAAAGACTCGCCAGTCATTTTGTGTTTAGAGACTCGACAGTCATAAATTATTTCGCAGTGTGCGACGACATATACAAGATATGCCGCTGACCGATCCGCCAGAAGCAGTCGGTCGAAAAGCAGGGTTATACGACACCCAGAAACTTTGTGCATGTTTAAAGACTTGCAAGTCAGGTTTGAAAACAAACATAATGTTTGAACTAAGTCAAACAATGTGTAAGGTTTAACCTTACGCATCTATTTATCTTACATAGATAATATATATTCTCCTCATGAGAAATGGGGAAAGCCATGAGTATTGAAAATACAATTAACTATGGGACAAATAAATATGTTTACAACAAGATTAAATCTTGTGAGTGTTTGCATGTTTTCAGATTGTGGTGCTTAAAGCACC